ATGAGCCTAGAAGACCCTAAGACAACTCTCATGAACTTAATTAAAAACAACATTGCGTTGACAAAGGACGACAACCTCACGCCTGCAGCAGTCCATGTGAGTCAAGAGTGGTTTAACAGTCAACTCTTCAAAGACTTCGATGCGCAAGTTACAATCGGTTTAGCAGACGGCTCCATGGAAAAACTGAACGTGGGAGGCTCGTGGGTTCGCTACAGCGACCGCTACCGCCTAATCGGCTGGAGCACAGACAAAACAGGCGTAACAGCCAAAGACATGCGCTGGAAGATAAGACGTGAAATTGAGCGCATCGTCAGGGCTAATAGAAAGAATCCAGGCGGCAGCCTAAGTTTTGTCGAAATCAGAGGAGTTTCTGAGAGCGAGGAAGCCAATTCCAAGCCGCCTTTTTGGAAGGTGGAAGTCACGATTGCAACGCATCGTTACGTCAAGACCAGTTAGAAAAAAAGGAGGAATGAATGAAAAATGTCTTCAACAGTCTATACGGGCGAGGAAGCTAGGGCATACTACGTGGAAGAGGCAACATACGGCACGACACCAGCAAACCCAGCCATGCTATGCATCGGCGTCATACAAGAGATAGAGCCAGCAGTTGACCCCAAAAACATTGTATTGCGTGGAATAGGCTCAAGAAGCGTCAAAGCCATAAGGCGAGGACTACGCAACATCGACCTCAAAGTTGTTTACACGCCGCAAAACTGGAACTTCTTCAACTACACTAGGTCGCTGAAATCAACAAGCATCGAGGTCTATTATGAAAAAACCAGCGGAATCATCAGCCTAAACCACAAGGGATGCAAGATTGACAAAGCAAAGGTGGACGTTTCCATCGAAGACCCAGTTAAAATAACAATGGACCTAATCGGGCAAGACGTAGCGGTTGGAACAGCCAAGATCGGAGCCAGTTACGAAACCGAGCCATCAACCAATCCCTTGACAGGCAGTGACTGTTCTGTAAGCAAGGCTGGAGCGGAAATCACGCGTTTCAGCGACTTCAGCTTTGAAATAGGCAACAATCTCAAGCGGCAGCCAGTGATAAGGGCAACTACCCCGTATTTAATCAAGAGTTTGCCTGAGCGCCACGAGGTTTTGCAAGGGTCGATTCGAGCTGACTTTGAGTCTAAGGCAGAGCTTGACGACATACTCGGGGACACAGAGTTTACTCTGCTCTTCAACATCGGCGGAGCCAACTTCTCGTTCACGGGTTGCAGGTGGAGGTCAAGTCGATTGCCCACCAAGATTGAGGACACGGTAGCCCAGACGCTGGAGTGGGAAGCCAAGGGTCTAGCAATCTCTTAGTCAAAGGGAGCAGAATCATCACCTGAAACACCAAGTTAAAGTGGTTAAATTGAGTTCCGTCGAAGTGCAAATTTTGAAAGGCTTTGGTCGCGAGGCTCGGCTGAGACGAAAATGGAATCGGTTGTGGGCTGAGATAGGCGAGAGGGTTCAGCTGTTGCCAAAGAGAGAACAAGACATTCTACTGGAAGATTTCCACACCGCGATTAAGAGCCGCTTGACAGTTATGGAGAGAATCAGTTATGCGAAAAGAAACAGTTGAACTTGACAATCGCTATGGCGAGGAATACGCTGGTCGCTACGTTTTCAAGGAAATCACATGGATGAAACGGAGCAGAATCATCACCAAGTATACCAAGTATCACCCCGTGACTGGTCAAATCGTGAGCAGCGACCTGCCAACCATCCAAGCTGAGACCATCTGGGCAAGCTTGAATGAACAGCCAGCCAACAAGCCAATCACGTTGGAGCGGCTGCTCGACGAAGAAAACGGCATCCCAATCGAACTCGGCGAACTCTTTAGCATGGTTGTCAATAGGCTCTGCAGCTTGTCTGCGGAGGAGGCAAAAAACTCGTGAGGGCGATGAGACGCGGCAGAGCGCATCCGAGCCTTACACGGTTTCGCCTTTGCAAAGAGTTCGGCTGGACCCCTGAACAGCTGAATAGGCAAGGAGCCAGAACCATCGAAGAGTTTGTCGTCATCCTAAACGAGATGGACCGCCAGACAGAAGAGGAAATTGAAAAAGCGAAGCGAGGCGCACGACATGTCGGTTGAAATGGAAGTTCAGTTTGAGGGTCGCGACGAGTTTCGGTTGAAAATGGAACGCATAGATGCCTCCATGAAGGCGTGCGTCCAGCAGCGACTCGAAGAATTGGCTGAATCCATAAAAGAGACGGCTCAACGCATGGCGCCGGTTCGCACAGGCTATCTGCGCTCCACAATTTTTACAGAAGCAGCCGAATGGACAGTGAGGGTTGGAGCATCAGCGCCTTATGCCGCCTACGTGGAGTATGGAACCCGACTCATGCAAGGTCGCCGTTTTCTCTCACAAGCATTGGAGATGCATCGTCTTCAATTAGTTAACATGGTCGATGAAGCGGTCAACGAGAGCGTTTTGGAGGCTAACCGATGAGCTTTCACGAGATAAGCGTTGTCATTCGCGCAGTGAACCGAGCCAGCAGCGAGTTTGGACGCGTGAGCGCCGACGCTGAAAGCATGGCTGAAAGGGTTAGAACCGCTGGTACAATCATTGCTGGTTTGGGCGCAGCCAGCCGAGCAGTAGCAGTCTTGGGACAGCAGTTCGGTTTTTTGACGGCTGAGCAGGAGCGTTGGTTGGCTAGCATGAGTTACGTGGTTACTGCCCTAGGCGTTTTCTTGCGGTCCAGTTGGGGTGTCGCAGTGGCGCAGAAGGTGTATACGGTTGCAACCACCATCGCAGCTCAGGTGACGTGGGCTTTCAACGCCGCACTAGCCATGAAGATTGCTTTGTTAACCCTGGGTGTGGGCTTGGTTGTGGCAGCCGCCGCCTACATGGCTTGGTTGGCTTCGGCGACAAGAGACGCTGCTTCAGCGCAGGAAGAGTATAACACTGCTTTGGCTAGGCAAGAGAGAGTTGGAGGACGCCGTGGAGAAGAGGTGGAGTATGAGCGCATCACGCGGCGGGGCGCCTACTATTAGTTGCGGTTGTGTGAACGGCGATGGCTCATGATGTTCCACAAAGCCGCTGTGTTCATGCTTCTTCCGCTTAGGAGGTTCTATGTCGTGAGTCTTGGTTATCCCCAGTGCCGAGTCGACATTTTCCGAGGGGTAAAACACTTTGACGACGTGTTCTCAAGCGGTTGGACTGTGGGTCAAGGAACATTGGCAACTGATGGAAAAATCGGTACCCTAACCATTGGCGCATCTTATCCCTCAGCTTCCATGAAGAAAAGTTGGAGTTTCACCACAACCACGCATCGTTACGCCATAATAAAATGCACAGAGTTGACTGGCGCTTCCTGGAAGTTCGAGGCTAAACTGGCTGGTGTTACCAAGTCTTCAAAGACCTTCTCAGACACGGGCATCAAAACGGTTGATTTACAGAACGACGGTGTAGAAACTCCACCATACCTGGGCGACATCGACGAGATTGTCTTGACCTTGAATGGAACCGCTGGCAACACGGTCCAGTTTGACTACGTTAAGATTTGCGAGAAAACTGTGTTGACACCTTCTGATGACCTCGATGTGGTTGAGTTGAACGTTCACTTGGCGGTCACGGAGGAAGTGGGCTCAGTCAACTGCCTAATCCAAAACTACGACGCCAAGTACACGGACCAAATCACAGCAGGCGATTTGATTGAAGTAGCCGTGTCGAGAACAGGCGAATCATGGACTACGGTGTTCAAGGGTAGATTAGACGCCGTGGCCAAACGGGCAGAGGCGTCGCTTCGGGGTCCACAGCATTATCTGCGCCTTCGGGGACGAGACTTGGGCGCCGAACTCTTCAATCGTCTCGTGACGAAGAAGTACCTGAGCAAAGAAGGTTCGGAAATCGTCAAGGATGTGCTCCTTAACTACACGCCCTTAGCCAGCGTAGGCGTGGAAACCACCAACAGCACGTATGCAGAGGAAGAGTACGAGAACAAGCCAGCTTGGGAAATAGTCAAGTACGTGGCTGAGACCGCCAAAAACGTCAGCAACGTGATCGGTTACGATTTCAAGTGTGAGGAAGGCGACCTCAAATTTTTCTATAAAGGCAAATACGCTAGCGATGTCTCCTTGGATGGAATAATTACTCTGTGTGAGCATGAATCTGCCATTGAACGGGTGCGCAACAAAATATACGTTTATGGTGAAGCGTCTAAGTCCTACCCTTTAGACAAGGACTCTTGGACCGAGAGCCTCACGCCCACCGATGGCGCATGGAGCAGCGGAACAGGCACAGGAAACGTTTCATTGGACGGCACAGAAAAAATTGTGGGCAACTACTGCATCAAGCACGCCACGACCACACCTGACTATTACGGACGTGCCATATTCACCCTAAACGCTGGAGAGGAAATCAACGCTAACATTTACCCAAGCGTCAACTTTCAGATTAAGGAGGAGTCAGCCTTCAGCGGTGAGGTAACACTCATTCTCGAGGACATAAACGGCAACTGGGCGGCGAAAGAATACCACATAGGCAACAACAAGAAATGGCAGTTTGAAAGCTTCATGTGTGGACAAAAACACGCAGATGAATGGTCTGGCAGCAACATAGCAAATTTCAACTGGGAAAAAATCAAAAAACTCCTCTTCGACGCTCATTTTTCTGGAACAGGAACAGGCGCCTTCTGGATTGACAACTTATATTTCAGCAATTGCCGATGGAGCGCTACTGCCCAGGACTCTCTCAGCCAGTCAAAATATGGAGTGCGTGAGTTAGCCGTTGTCGACGAGACACTGGTTTCAGACGACGCCTGCAGTAAAGTAGCCAACGCAGAACTGAAATATCGAAAAGACCCAGCCGAATCATTGCGAGTCACCGTGCTAGGCGACCCACGCATAGTTGCGGGCGAAACCATACGTGTGACGAGTCTAAATGAGAACATTGATGCTGACTATCGCATTCAAGCGGTTGACCACTTCCTAGACGATGAAGGCGAGTTTGAAACATCGCTCACACTCATAGCTGAGCCTCCTCGCATAGCTGAGATTCTGTCTGAAACCCGCAGAGAAGTCGGCGTGTTGATGAGGGGCACGGCTTACGGTAAACTTGGAAGATGAAGGCTTAGAAAAATGCCGACTAAGAGGCATAAGACTCATGTGAGTTTTCATTTACCATCCGACTGGAAGTGGGAATTCGAACGCGAACTCCACCGACTAGACCAGCAGAGAGTTAAGTCTCAGAAAGGGTTTCGAGCGTCGCTCTCGCTTCTCTACATCATAGCCTTGATGGAAGGAATCAAACAAATACGACAAATGACTCTAAACGATGTGGAACAGTGGTGTCAGAAGAACGATGTTTAG